CCAATCGCCTTGGGCAAGCTCCACCGAATGCCGCTCAAACCACGTCGCATCGCTGGAAGGTGCCGACATATTGCCCTTGGCGTCGTCAACCCGGACGTACCATGACCGCCGCGCAGCCGGGATGCCGAAGCCTTCGGCCTCTTTATCCGACATCGGCGTGATGGTGCGGGCCGATCGCACGGCACCGGCCAAGGCGCCGGCGCCTCGCGCAGTGTTTATGTCGCCCGCCACGGCCACGAACCCGGACGGCGGCTTGCGTGTGTGATGGACCAGATCAATCGCCGCATCGCACCGCTTTGCTACATCAGCAAATACATCAAGAACGGCGTCTATCTGCTTGTTATCATTCTCTTCTGCGTAATGTGCTTTGACCAACGGATCGACCTGGAGCAGCCCGATGTCCAGCCGCTGCATCTGCTCGATAACCTGCTCCGCGGCCACTGTCGGCGTCACCACGCCGTCTACCGGCTCGGCGACGATCATCTTGCAATCGCGCCCGCTGTCCAGGAACAGCCAGCCTTCCAACTCACTGGGATCGATATCAAACTGCTCGCAGATGGCCCACGCCCGCCGCAATAGCTCGTCGCGCGGATCCTCCAGATTGTAGTGCCACACCCGCACCCGCTCCCGTACCGGCTCGCCTAACAGGTCACGCCCGGTCGCCAGCGCAATGGCCTCAGTCAGTTCCAGCGTGGTCTTGCCCACACCGCCCGGCGACACGGTCGCCGACACATATCCACGGATCAGATGCTTGCCATACAGCCAGCGACGGGGCGGTACGAGGCGCATATCCGCCGCCCGGAACCCAGACGCCATGACACGCACTAATCGCGCTTGCGCACCCCTTAAAACCGCTTCACGGCCCTCTCTACACCAGACGTCGTTCCAATCGTCGCCCACCTCGTCCGGCATGACGATGTAGTCGGGCTTCGCCCTCCTCGCACCGTCCAAGCCCGCGCCGCTCTCGTCGTTGTCAGCCGCGACAACGATTTCAGCGCGCGGCCACGCAGCCCGCAGTCCTTCAACCACCGGCGCCAAGTTGCCTGCATCAAACGCGCACACAGCGCACTGACCTGTCGCCTCATAGATAGACGCGGCAGTGGAATAGCCTTCGGCGACATAGATCACACCCTGCGGGCGCCCCAGCATGAAGAAGCCACCCTTCTTGCGTCCGCCGGCCAAAAACCGCTTCTCGCCGTCAGGCCCAATGGTCTGGTGTGAAATCACCTGCCCCGACCCATCGACAATCGGGATCAGCAACTTGTCGCCATCCAGCAGCACGCCGTGCGCGCCAACCTGCTTGGCTACCAGGTACGGGTGATCCACCGCGACGTCAGCCGCGGCAATGTCCTGCTCCGCCTGTGCCGCTGCCTCTACCCGCCGCGCTTCGATCTCTGCCGCCTGCCGCTCACGCGCGGCGCGCAGTGATTGCTTCTCCGAAACCGTCAGCGAATAGCTGTCGCGACTGCACCAGACTTGCTGGCCCCTGCCCGCCTTCCACGACCCAAACGACCCGTACAGAATGCCGTCCAGTTCCGACAGCACATACCAGCCCGACGTGTTCTTGCCGCGCGCCTCACCGTCAGGCACACGATGGATCTGGTCATCAGCCACCGCCATGCCGGACAGGCGCAGACCGAACGCGGACGCCGCGTCGGTGAAATCGCGCACCGCCTCCAGGCCACTCGGCAGCGGCTGGATAATTATCTCAGGTATCGCGACCATCAGCCCTCCGCTTGGAAGATTGCGCGCCCGATTTGCTCGACGACTTGCGGGACGACGGCATTTCCGAGGGCTTTAAGTCGGTCCACCCTGTTGGGAACCCCATGAGCCACTCGACCCACGTCGGGTTCAGTTGCCCACCGTTCTGCGCTCGCTGTTCCGTTGCATAATCCAGCCGGTCGTTTAGGCGGTTCTTGCCGTCCTTCCTGACCACCGTTGGTCCGCTGCCTCTGTAATCGCTGGCGGTCGGCGTCGGCCACATCTGTGGCGCAACCAAGTCCGATAGCGCCATCCCCCTTTTGCCATCCGGCTTGCGCGGCCCCCTCTTGCCGTCCCATGCTTGTGCGGTGGGCCACAATCCAGACCCTGTCTCGTCTATGCGGGGCATCGACGGCGCAAGCTGGAATAACAAATGGGACGGCGCTGTACCCAATACTTTCCAGGTCAGAAAGGCTGCGTTGGAGGCCCAGCGGCTCGTTAACAAAGCCTCGCACATTTTCGCCAATGACCCATCGAGGCCGTATGTCTTCAATAAGGGAAGCCATGACCGGCCAGAGATCTCGGTCATCTTCTGCGCCCCGCTGCTGCCCGGCAACGGACCACGGCTGGCATGGGAACCCGCCGCAAATGAGGTCAACTCTTCCAAGTCGAGCTGTGTCGATGGTTCTGACGTCCTCGTAGATCGGCGTGTCGGGCCAGTGCTTTCTGAGGACGGCTTGGCAGAACGGCTCTCGCTCGCAGAAAGCGACAGTTCGAAAAGGTCCGGCTCGTTCGAGTCCGAGGCTGAACCCTCCGATGCCGCTGAAGAGGTCGAGGACGGCGGAGTTTTTTTTTGAGCCATCAGAACGGTATATCGTCGTTCAATTCATCGCGAACGCCGCTGCGCTGCTCCGCCATCCGCGAGACGACTGCGCGCAGAAACATGAGCCACTGCGCCTTATCAAGCGCCCGCAGATCCGTGATCCCAATGGACTCCAGGTACTGCCCGCCGCTCTTGCCGGCCTCCAAAATCATCGCGTTTTCTTCGTCGGTCCAATCCATCTTCTTCTCTCTCCAAAGTTCTTGGTGTTGCCTTGAACAAAACCAGCGGTCAGGCCGGCTCACCCCAATCAATCGCGGCGACCATCCGAACCCGCGCTCCGGCCGCAGGCAGACGGCGCACAGGCCGCGCGTCACTCTTCCTCATCCTCCACCTCGCCGGTGCCGAAGCACCGCTCACATTCAATCCAGCAACTCTCGTAGCCCTGCCACGGGTTGCCGTAGCTGTAGCCGCCGACAACGCGCTCGCCTTCGACACGGCGCTCGCCATTGCATTCGGGGCAGATCACGCCATCGCCTCACGTTTCGAATAGTCACCGCAGCCCGCCGCCTGCTCGCCCGCGTCCAGGTAATGTTTGTGCTTAGTGCAGAGCCATTGCGGCCCATCAACTGGCTTCGCGAACGAACAGGTCCGACAGTTCTGATCGACCGGCTCATCGCCGTGGCAGATCTGCTTGAAGTCGCACCACATGCAGTCCGGCGACTTCGGATTTTCCGCGATGCGCTCCGGCATCTCGTCCACGTTTTCAACCATCGACCGCATCCGCTCGGCGAAATACTCCGCCTCATCGCGCACAAACTCGGTGCGGCACGCATCCCAATCGCGACAGCCTGCCGACGCCACCGTCAGCCAGTGCCGCGTGTAGCCGCCGTAGAGCATGTAAAGCTGGGCCTGCACCCAGTAGACATGATCCCACTGCCGCAGCGTGGCCTTCTCGCCATCCTTCGCCTTAATCTTGCGGAAGCTCTCCAGCTTGCGCGGCGCGACGACCTTGCACTCCCACACATGCGGCGTCTTTGGTGCCGCCGGGTGGCCGTAAACGACGCCGTCCATGTGACCAGCAACGTGACCGCCCGCATCAACGACCTCGAACTGCCGACCCGTCTCAGGGTCGCGGGTCAGCAACGAAGAACCCGGCGCCGCCTGGATACGCGCCGCAACCACGTCCTCGCCGCGTATGCCGTCATCAATCGCGCACAAGCCGCGCGCTGGTATCCGTCGCGGTGCCGCCCACAGCCAGCCGTACCACTGACGTCGTGGACAGTAACCGCCGCCGCTCATGCCGAGATGCAGTCTCGGCGGCTTAGCAACCTCGCGCCGCTCCATCTCCGCATCAGCGGCCGCAAGCAGCGCGTCGCCTTCGTTTATTTCAATCGCAACCATCAGGATTTTTCCGTTTCAAAAAGAAATCTGGGTTCAAGGGGGTGCGTATCGACGCGCGGGCGGCTTGGGACGTTCCAAGACTTACCGGCCGTTTCGCCAATTAAACGCCAACCCGCTGCTCTCAAACTCGCGCCGCTTTCGCTTGCGAGGATGTATGTGCCAATCCGCTCGTAACCGAGGGCAAATGCCGCTTTGGCGGCAGCGCCATATAGGAAAGAGCAAGCGTTCCGCGAGCCGTCAGTGCAAAGTCGCGTGACCTCAAGCGTCAACCCATTATCACGACGGCGACTGACCGGACGGCCCACAATCACAACGCCGACGATGGCGTCGTTAAGCACAGCGCCGATACTGAATTTATGACCGACGACGGGCTGATGGTGCCTGTGATGGTCCGCTACAAAAGCGTTGGCTTCGGCAAGTGTGATCGGCACGGTCTGCAACCTCATGGGAAAAAGGGCGGGCGCCGAAGCGCCCGCCAGTTGACGCTCTAGCTGGCCCAGGGCGCGGACGACGCCGCCGGGGCTGGAGCGGGTGCTGCGGAGGGAATGGCCGCAGCAGCCGGCGCGGAGGACGCCGGCAGATAACCCAAAACTTCGTTGTATTCGGGGTTGTTTTTCTGGATGCCGACGCGGATGCGCACCTGCTTCGCGAGAAGCTGGTCCGTGTCATCGATCTTCGACATGCCGAGAGCGCTACCGATCGCGCTCAACCGTTCCTTAGCGATCTCAACCGCCTTCGGGTTGCTATGCCACAGGTTGAGATTGTCCCAGACCTTGCCCTTCGCGGTCTGGATTTCCAGCGACAGCATGTTCGTGCCGCTGCGCGTTTCCTTGATGTCGCACGCGACGATCTCGCCGTCGTACTCACCTGCCGGCAGCGGTCCAAACGAAGACGGCTCGACCGCCTCTACCTCGAAATTCAATTCAACCATTTGCTTCTTCCTTCTGTGTGATTGCAGACATGAGCGCCGGCCATTCGAGCGGCAGTTCATCGGGGATCGGGTATCGGGTTTTCGCCACGAAGTTGGGCCGGGACGCACAGCGCGGGACGCGCTCACCAGACCCAACGGCCTTGACCTTCTTCTGTCCGAACGACGAGGTCGTTTCGCGTGTCGTCATCTTGTGATTGGCAAAGCCGACGACGTCGCAAAATTCCGTGTACAAATCGGACGCGCGCTTGTGCAGCTTGATCTCAAAGCGGTCGAAGGCTTCCGTCGTCGGATCTTCAAACCGCTTGACCTGCGAATGCGCCAGCAACACGCAAGCCATGCCCTTGTCGCGCCGCAACTGGGTCAGCTTGCCCAACAGCGCGCGGTGGTGTGCAAGCGCCATGACGTAGCCCTTGCCGTAGCCCGCGTCCTCGATCGATTTGAACTGGTTCTCTTCGCAGACGCTCTTCCAGGTCAGCGCCTCAAACCAGTCCAGGCTATCGATCGCGACGACCTTGTAGTCGTGCTTTTCCTTGATCAGCCCATCAAGCGCCTCCATGACGGCGCCGGTCGTCTCGCAGAGATCGAAGCGATCAACTCCGACAACGTCGGCGCCCTCTTCGGTCGGCACGAAGATTGCGTGCTTGCCGCTCCCGGCTGCGAACGTGGTCTTGCCTACGCCCGGTGGGCCGTAGATCAGAATGCGGGGCGGCGCCATTGCCGTGCCGCTGGTTATGTTAAGAGGCATTG